CTACAACCCGTTGGCCGCCGAACTACTCGCCAGCGGCGCTAAGTCCGAGACTTTCAGCTACCGCATTGCGACTCTCAAGTTCATGGGAACCAAGGGGACGTATCTCTGCGTTCCTTATGGCAAGGATCAAGAAGCCTGTTACGAGATTAGTTAGAACCTGGGTGGGCGAATCGGCGGAAAGCCGGAGACTTTGTGAATCTTCGTCATAGCCTGTTTCGTGGTATCCGCAGCTGCCACGCCGTGCTGCTTTAGAAGGGCGTGATGTTCGGGAGCAATAGGCTCGTTAGTCCTGTGGTCTGGTAGGACGTGGATACCTGCTGCTTCAAAGGCATCGCAGACATCATGCTGAATGATGTCTGTGTTGTGCCCGTCCACGATGCACACCCCGATGACAGTCTTGTCGTCGCCTTCTGCACGCCAGCCATGAGTGCGCTGGTTAGGGATTCCAAGTAGCGCCTTCTGTACGGCAGCGGCTCCGGTCGGTGAAATGAAGTGAATCTGTATCATGTGCCCTCCTTATAGCAACTTGTAGTTGTGTGCTACGGCGCGATTCCACAGCACATAGTTGCGCTCGCTGTCATCCTGCGTATCAATGTGAAGGTTGTGGACAGTTCCCTTGTAGTGCATCGTCTTCGGGAATAGCTCATCCGCACGCTTCCAGCTTCCATCCTGCTGCTTGAAGCGATGGTTGGGAGTTACCCAAGTCCCATTTGCTACGTTATGCAGGACACCGTCATATTCATAGACCAGCACACTGCCCACGGGACGCTGCACAAGTGCGCGGTCCTCAAGCTCCACCCACACAAGGTCCCCAACACGCACCTTGCTAATTGGTGTTAGGTCCAACAGACGACTGTTCGGCGTGAAGCAACCACCCGCTCCGCCACCTCCACCCGAGCCGCCGCCTGTGCCCGTTGCAGTAGTAGCCATCGCAATGTTCCAGTTAACTCCGATCTTGCCGTCGCCGTTGAGGGTTTGCGTGATGTATTGCACGGAGAACGGCGCGGTTCCACTGCTCACGTCACTCAACACCGCCACGCAGAGTCCAGTTGAGATGTTCACGTATGTGCCCACGTAGTACGTGGTGCCGCTTGTCAAGCCGCTGAATGTTGTTCCACCTGCGTTGGCGGGAATGGTGAATGAGGTACCATCGGGGTTGTAGCACGGGAACGAAGTCCACGTGACCTTGATGGTCGTCGTCGTCGAACTGTAGCTGAATGTGTTGACGCCTGCTCCAGCGATGCTGCCCTGAGGATTTAGCGGGGTGCTATTCGGTAACGCTGGGCCGAGAATGATTCCGCTGCTTGCATCCACCGTTCCCTTGCTGGTTCCCGGGAGGGTGAAGCTGACAGCCGTGAGGCTGCTCAGCGGTTGAGCATTGTTGCCGAATGAATTGACGGCCTGGAACTTGAACTTGAGAGTCTTGCCGCGCCAAGTCGGGTCATAGGTGTACTTGTACACTGCGTCGTCAAGACGCATGAACAGAGTGCTGGAAGAGTGCGAAGCGATTGTGCTGCCCTTCTGACCACGACGAATGTAAGTCCCCATCGTGATTTGATTCTGTCCCGTGTAGGTGAGAGCGGAGTAGGAGATGATTTCTCCGTCCACGAAACACATCGTATTGCCGTTGTCAGCGTCGCCTGAGGTGCCTGCTTCCAACGCAGCGCAGTTCTCTACCAAGTCCACGACAAGCGAGTTCGTTGTGTCGGGGTCGCTACCGCTTGCGAACGTAGAGTGAAGCGTTCCCATACGGGCCGGGTTGCGAATGGTTCCCACGTTCTTGTAGGTGGTGCCTCCGTCCGAGGAGCACCAGATGTTGGTGAAGCCGTAGTTCTTGGATGTTCCGCAAGCGCCAATCCAAATCTGGTCGCCAGCGAATCCGGTCAGTCCGTTGTACGCCTCGAACATCACAACCTCGGCAGCGCCGGGGTCGGCAAAGGCGTTAGCGACAACGTCGCCGTTGGAGATTTGCTTGTTGTAGAGGTCCGGCTGATGAGCACCGAAGGGATAATCCTCAGCCGTGATCTGTAACCCGATGGCGGGGTCGTCCACAATCTTAGTGATGCGCACGGGAAGGTTCACAACACCGAGGTTCTGGTTGTTCAATCCCTGCGCCCAGACGCTCGTCGTGCTGATGGTCACAATGTCCATCGGTTCCAAGTAGCTGTAGGTGTACGGCAGATCAAACTCATACGTGTTGCGGATGTAGGAGCCGTGCTTCAAACGCATATTCGCAGCGAACGTTGCTGCGGTAATGGTGTGGATGAAGTCCCAGTTCTGCGGGTCTTCCCGGCGCTCGCCCCAACGGTTGATTAGACCCTGGTCGGATTCCTGGGTGATTTCGGGAGAGTACTGATTGAAACGGTTGTCCCACTGTACTTGAACGACGTTCCAAGCATCGTGAGCCGCAACGCGGAGGATCTTGACGGGGTCTTCGTCTGTCTTGGCGATGAAGCAGCTGTCGTCCAGCGCCACGATGAAGTTGGAGGGCGCGGTCCAAGTACACCCGTTACCCACGGTTGTGGTATCGCCGTAGGGAACGAGCTTGAGCAATCCCTCGCTGTAGAAGGCCGCGAGCATACCAGCCTCAAGCCACTTGCTCATCAGAGATGCGGCGGTGTCTTGAGTATCAATGACAGGCGAGATGAAGTAGTTGTTGGCGGAACACCAGTTCCAAGCCTGCGACGATACCACGTGTGATCCCGGAGTAGAGGGTGCTCCACCCCAAGTTCCGCTTGAGCCGTTGTCAATAACGGATGTCGGGAAAGGAATCGGCCCTACACCCAATCCCCACTTGTTGTTCGTCAGAACATTCGTGATACACGTAATCGGATTGCAGTCTTCAACCCCGCCGCCGTAGGCGTCGGGAGTGATGACTTCAAACTTGTTCTGCTGAATCTCAGCCGAGGCTCCTAAGCCCATTGGTTGGTAGAGAACCACTGCGACCCCAGGGAATGAGAAGGCCGCGCCCGGAAACGAAGCTGTCAAAAACGAAAAGGGAGTTTGCCCTGTGCCGCCATTGTTAAGCTGGACGTTCAACTGCGTGGACTGGCCCTGACCTACAGCGTTGGGGTCTTTGATTTGGAACGTCATCGTGATCTGACGACCAGTGTCGCCAGCGCCGCCCGGAGTGTAGAAGTGGTACGTTGCCGGGCCGCTGCCTGTGACCTGATATGTCCCAATCGCAGTGGGGGTACCCGACACGCGGGTGAAGGCCGCGTTTGTGATTGTGTCACGCACGCCCAAGTCGGAAAGGAACTGGAGGCTGCCGCCAACGTTGATTGTTCCGCCCGAAGGCACAACGTCGTTCTCTTGCTGATTGATGTTTGTCAGCAAAAAGGAATAGCTCAGATGAACAACTCGGCTTGAATCGGCTGAGGTGTTGAAGTGGTAGTTGCCTGTGGCCGGGTCAATGGAATACTGCCCTGTGTTCAAAGTTGAGCCGTAAGACACACGATACATCGGGGCACGAGAAGTCCCGCTCAATGTCACAGAGCCGGGTGAACCATAGTCGTTGTAGGAGCCGCTGTAGGAGTTCTCAACGCTGACTCCCAGATCGTTCTGTAAAGACGCTGCGTTTGTCGGGGTGTAGATACCGGAACCAGAAATGGTGTATGTCTCAGCCGCCGTTGGGCTGCCAAGCCAAGATTGACCGCTCCAAACGTCTGCAATACCGAGAATGGGACCAGCGCAGAGCGCCGCCACAACGTCAGCGGTGTATGTGTAGAAGGTTCCTCCGCTCTTACCTCCACCGCCCTTACCGCCGCCGCTTCCACCCTTACCCCCAGCTTTCTGCTGGGTCGCATCAAACTCGTCAATCCACAAAATGGATTGCTGGACCTGAGCAGTCCCCATGACAACGGGGTAGGGCAGACCATAGACAGCTTGGTTGACACGCGTCTCAAACAGACGCGTGGGTGTGCTGTTGCCTCCTCCCCCGAAAATACCCATTACTCATCTCCCTTGCAGAACTCGTCCTTGAGCGTGAAGAACTTCTTCTCCAGCCTGCTAAACTTGATGTTCTTGCCGAACTTTCCCTCGCCGCCGTGACCTGCGGTTACGCCGTCACGTTCCAGCGCATGAATCACGTGCTCCGGCCAAATCTTGATGATCGCTGCGTGCGCGAATGCCAGTCCGAGCTTGTAGACAACCACATCCCCCGGCTTGACTTCGGACTCGGGAATCTCCCTCATATACTTCGCAACCGTCTCGATGTAGGCGGTGTCGTTACGGTGTTGACTGATTTGAAGACTGTAGTCCTTAGGCAAAGGGATGCCGTCAGAGAACTGATGTCCCGCCTCAATGTAAACGCCCTTGAGAAGCTGGCCGCAGTCTACTCCTGCTCCCTTGAGGCAACTCCAGCCACGGTAGGGAGTTCTGTACCACGACTCCGCCACCTTGACGAGTTCTTCGCGCTGTTTGTCCGATAGTCCCATAGCTTCCCTTACAGAGCCTTGTCCGGAACAGGCACATCAATCGCGCCGCCGAAGTTGCTCTTGTTCGCAAACTTCTGATCACAAGTAGTGGCCGTCTTGTCGCAACCTGCCACAACCTTAAACGTGTCTCCAACTGCCACAGGGAGTAACCACGGCATGACAGACTGAATCGTTCCACTTGCGTGGAGCTTGACCGTCTGACTCAATCCCGCGTTGTTGCCAGTAAGGCAAGTCACGATGCCCTGTGTGAAGTAACCCGCTGGCTGACTGAATGCCGACACGGGCGTCAGGATGTTCTGTGTGCTTCCCGAGGCCGCCGTGAAGTTCTGCGTGAAGGCGCTGATTCCACCCGGAGGGTTACAATTGCTGTCTCCGAAACTCCAAGGGCAGCTGGACTGAATCAGTCGCTTGGGAACCTTCTCATTCAAAAGGAAGAGCGGGTCTTGAACTTCAAACTCCACCATCACACGGTTGATCTTGTTGACCTTCTCTACGTATCCAAAAAACTTTGTTTCCAAACCAGCAGTCACGACACCGTACTGCCCGATTGGCATATAGGCGGTGTAGGCGGTCACCTTAGCCGCATCGAACAGGCCGTTGAGGGCCGCTGAGAGGATTCCGGTCGTAGTTCCAGGGTAGTGGGTGCCCGGCTGAGGAACGCACTTCAATGTCATGCTATTAGCCGACAGGCTGAATCCGGTATCGCTTGTGATCGGTCCACGTGTCCAGCGACCAGCCGTACCAGCCGAGAACGTAGTTGTTCCGCCAGACCATCCCGGCGTACCACTCGGGACGGTGATGTCCCAGGTTCCTTCCGCGATGTAGACGACGGTTCCGGTCGGCAAAGTGATGACGAACAGGTCTGCTCGCAAGCAGTTGGGGTTGTTTTGCAGGAAAGTGATGAGTCCTGATGGCATTAGTCGTTTCATCGCGATTAGCCTCGGGCACTCAGCCACCAAGCGAAGCCGTAGGTGCGACCTGCGACGGGGGTTCCCTTATACATAATGGTTGCGGTGGTTGCGTTGATGGATGTGACGCTCCATTGCCCTGCGTCGGCGGAGTTGGGAGACTCATTCGTCAACTGGATAAGCGGTGTGTTGAAGAACGTGTCCGCAGCGTAGGTGAACACCATCGTCGGGTTCGCAGACGGAGTAGTTCCAGCGACGATGTTCAAGCGACCGTTTGCGTTGGAGCAGTTGGACTGAACGGTCGGTCCGGTCGGGGAAGTTCCCCAGCCAGTCAAAGTGCCGAAGCTGGACGAAGTGACAGACGGCGAAGCAGTCGGATTGTATGTCCCCGCTGCCGCTGCCCCCGTCGAGCGCCACGTTCCGCCCGAGCGGAAGTAGAGAACGTTGGAGGAAGTGTTCACCGCCAATGTGCCATCAGGCGGAGCGGCGTAGAAGCTCGCATCGCTTGGCACTCCTGCCACTGCCTTGACGGGGCTACCATCAGAGTTCGAGTTGCCATTGAAGAAGCTCAGCGTGTTGTTGCCGAACGTTGCGCCGCTTTGCATACCGATGCCCAAGTTGTTGATGAAGATGTTTCCCGTGTTGCCTGTGATGTCGGTTGTAGCGGAGTCGTAAACCACATACTTGCCGTTGCCTGTGGTATTCACATCCGTGCGGCTGGCCGGGAGATTGATGACAGTGTTGTTGCGGAAGAGATTGCCCGTGTTGCCTGCCATACCAAAGTGGATTGCTCCGTTGTTGGCATCGGGATTGACTGCCGAGGCGTTCGTGTACTGGATGTTGAAATTGTCCACGATGGCGGTGATGGGGAACGTGCCGTTGTTGCCAGCTGACGCTGCCCCAACGATGCTGATCGTCTGACCTGGATAGTAGTTGGAGTTTACGAACCCGCCTGTTGGGTAGTTCAACGTGACAGTCGTGCCACTGAGACCTGTGATGCTGGCGGTCGTTCCAAGAAGATTCGATTGCAAGCGCAGACCCGCGCCCGAACTTGCGTTCTGCTGGTTGCAGTTCACGATAGTGTTGCCTTCGATGACGCAGTTCGTCACGAAGGTGGCGAGGTTGACGCCGTGAAAGCCCGCATATTCAATCGTGTTACCCTTGACGATAACGCTGTCCGTTTGCGTGAGGTTGATTCCGTTACCGTTTTGGGTGAACGTCCCATCAAGGTCGGTGTAGCTATTCACGGTGATGTGGCGAATGTTGTTGTTTGTGATTCGCGTACCCGCGCCCATACCGCCCTGGCTTTGGTTGGAGATGCCGCACGAGATACCGCCGCCGCACCATTCGATGTTGTTTCCGTCAATGACAGAGGAGCGGCCACGGTTGAAGATGGCCCAAGTCTGGCAGTTGTTGATGGTGTTGTTCGCGATGACCACTCCCTCGGCGCATTGGTGAGTGTCCATACCGCTGTTGGTGCAGTGAGTGATCGTGTTGTTTACGGCGAGAACGTTACGCGGTACGCCGTGGCTTGAATCGCCTGTGCTGGTCGTGAAGCCGTGACGCACGCGGCTGATGTTGTTACCTTCCACGACGATGTTTTCGGAAGCGCCTGCGACGATGATTCCATAGCCGAAGTAATTGCTGCCTGTCACGTCGGTCAGGTTGTAGATGACGTTGCTTCTAATTGACCCGAACATACAGTCAACGATGTCAATGGCAAGGTCGTCGAAATCATGCAGACGGCAATTTTCGATTACGAAGTTGCGAGTCTTGGCGATGGAGATCATCCCGGTGGCGGAGGATATTGTGTCCAGCGCGGCGTCTTGCTTAATCTGGATGTTCTTGAGAACGATGTTCTCTACGAAGTTCAGGCGATAGACACGAGCGGAGTTGGCAACCGTGTAGGAGTCGCGGGTAGAGCCGTAGATGGTGAAGGAGTTTGTACTCTTCACGTTAATCTTGACGAACTCGCCCTTCATGCGACCGCTGGTA